GAAGACATATTTATATAGTTAACGTATTTTATTTTTCTTCTTTTTACTAAAGAAAGCTTTTCCTACGGAAAAGAAAGGGAAATCTTGCGGAGCAAGATGTCTATCTTGATTAGTTATAAATTCTTGTAAAGTTATAAAGTTGTAATGGTTTCTTTATTTTACTACTATTCCCGTGTGGCCCAAACTTTGCCATATGCCAGATAAAATATGGCATCTGGCAAAGTTGTAAAGTTGTAGAGGAAGTAGTTTTTTAGTTATAACTTTATAACTTTATAACCTTTCAACCTTTCAACGAATAAAACCTCATCACATCTCGCTATGCAAGCTTTTCCGTAGGAAAAGAAGAGCGAGATGCGGAGCAAGATTATATGACAATTTCCACAATGGGTTCTGGTTCTTTCGCCTCTTCTTTTCCTACGGAAAAGCTCGCTATGCGAGATGCCTCTGAGATATGAACGATAATGTCAGTGCTACTGGGAGTCGGGTGATTACACTCGGAATTCACGTAATACTTGCTGTAAAGACGGAAGGCTACTTTATAAACTGTGTAAGCACCAGCACTTACTCCCGCAGATGCGAGTATCTCTTCTATGCTTATCATTTATTAATAAGAGAATCAGAATAAGGTATAAAAATAAAAATGATTTTTTTATTTTATTTTAAGTTAAAAAATAAAATCAAGAATGCCTTACAAAGCCGACCTCCGATGCTCTTACTTCTCACTGGAACTCAATATGAGTTGGTTCTACGAAGTCATTTCCGAGATGGATAATGAGTTGGTTTTCAAACCCACTTATCGCTTCCAGGGCGACGAGGGAGAGCCCTCGATTGAGAACACAGTCGAAGCGTTTGAGCGACACATTGAGATAGCGTTTAGCGACTGGACTGCATATAAGGTGTTCGGTCATAAGCGTGGAGAACACAAGTATGACTGCTATAGTGATACCTCTGTATGGGAGTTCTTGATTGATGTTGCTCTTGATTATACAGACGGTGTTGTGTGGGTGGATAAGTCAGAGGAAGATGAGGAAGAGGAAGAAGATCAAGATGTTGAAGAAGAGGAAAATAGTGAAGATGAAGATGAAGATGAAGATGAAGATGCAGATGAAGATGAAGATGAAGATGCATTCACCGAGGAATTTATTAAGAAAAACGATATCGCTATCGCTCAAAACGATATCGCTATCGATCAAAAAGATACTGAATCACAAGAGGAGAGAACGCTCCGAATCTTTAAGGAAGATGAAGAAATTCAGAAACTCCGTCGTGATGAAGAAGAACAGAACGAACTTCGTAGGGGGTATGAGAAGCGACTGAATGCGATTGAAAAGCACCAGTTATTCCTTCGTAGCCTAACGGAATCTCGCATTGCGGGAGTAACGCCAAAAGGTATTCGAACGAGAGAGTTGTTTGTAGTATACACAAAGAACTGGAACAGACTCTGTACTACAGAGGATGAGGAATACAGGTACGTCAATAAGTATTCCAGAGGGCAATGGCAGTTATTGTTGGATAAAGGATATCTCACCAAGGGAGAGAAGGCTAAATTAGAAGAGTTTGCGAGAGATTTTGGTGCGATGGACTATTAGAGTGATTAGTATTATTAAGTCAGAGGAAGAATCTTGCGGAGCAAGCTTTCCCAAAGGGAAAGAAGAGAGAGAATCAGAATAAGGTATAAAAATAAAAATGATTTTTTGATTTTATTTTATTTAAAAAAATAATACCTTTTAACTTAATAATATGATAATATTTTTATAATTTTTAATGAGATAATCACATATGTTTTTGTTAGTTGGGTCGTTTTCAAAATTAGGTATATTAATAGTATAGTCACGAAGATGTCCCTATTTTTGAAAACGCCCCAACTAACAAAAACATATGTTATTATCTCATTAAAAATTATAATATAGAATAGCTTTACCGCTATCACTATGACGTTCACGAATAAAGGTATATATCCAATCTGATAAGATTATAGCGAAGCGTATACGCCCAAAGGGCTATAGATATTTCATAGTAAGTATCTACATATCAAAAACATCACTTTACAACATATTTACCACAACTTTACCATATAATTGATATTTACCCTATATTTCCTATTAATAATTCCGGAATTATTAATAGATTCTTAATATTAAATATGTAAAGTAAGTATCTTTTGTATCTTTTGTGGTAAAGTTGTGGTAAAGTTGTGGTAAATATATCATTTTTTGATAGTTTTGATTATTTGTAAGTATCTTGTAAATATCTATAGCGATACACTTCCGACTCTATCTTTTTTTCGGATTCCCAAATAAAACGAATAAAAAATAACTTCTGTATTATAAATAAAAGATGTCCGTTCAACGATTCAATAAGGCACGCTCCAGCACACAACCGTATCATATCTATTACGATATGAGCATAATCAATAATGACGGAAGTTTCCCTTCACAACCCGTTCGGTTCTCGTACAAGGAGACTCGTAGCAATGCCTATCTCTTGTCCCCCCAGGATTACTTTATGAGCATAGTCCGGTTTAACTTACAGACTCCTACCCTCCCCGTCTTCATTCCTCAAATCAATCTCAACCCCGAAACCAATTTCGGCGGAACGTATCCTATTGAGAGCACTACTGCGGAAGTTGTTGCGAATGCTCCCTTTTTTATAACGCTCTATACTACCGTTGCTTACCCCGTTGGAACAGTTGTCTATCTGGCGAACAACAACCTAACCCCCACGACAGATGACGCAAGTGCTATTGCTCAACAATACTACAGAGTAATACAATCGGTTGTTGACAACAACGGACAACATAGTTCCCTCCAACTTCTTAATACAACGGCTACTGGAAATCCCTCTCTCTATCCGGGAAGAACCAACTTCCTACGAGGAGGAACACAGACTGTATCCTATGCTAAACTTCCAGTAGCCGCTATCGTCTATAGTGCGATTACGGGTGATATTACCCTCACCTATGCGGGAACGGGTGGTTTAGGAACTCTTGCTGACCTTACCGATGTTTATCAAGTAGGAGACACCATCTTTATCAATAACTCGGGACAATACAACGGTCGTTATACTATCAAGACTGTATCTGCCCTACAGATTACGGTATCTGCCCCCTTGCTACGAGGAGTTGTTCTTAACGCATATGGAGGGAGTGGATTCTTTCTTCCCAATGGCAATTACTATGACATCACGCCCTACAATCTCACAATGAATTATCTACCACCCGGTGGAAATCTGGTCTCTTTCACTCAACCGATTACCTTTACACAGAATGACTTTACCAAGACACCCCCTGTGTGGAATCCATCCAATCCGCTTGCTCTAAGTCTTATAGATATTACAAGTGAATACTACTGGGTCTATATCTATGAATCTCTCATTAATCAAGTGAATCAAGCCCTTAAGAATTGTTTCTGGGGTCTGTCTGGTATGAGATACGCTACAACGGGTGGAATTCTACCGATGACTGGCATCACTACCTCGAACTTCCAACCCCCATCAATCTCGTGGGATAGTGCAAATGATAAAGGCGTTCTTACCGCTGATAACAACGCCTTCGGACTGGGTCTTTCCATTCCACGAGTGTTTCTTTACTTTAATCAACCCCTTGCCACTCTATTTGATTCATTTCCTTATGACTATACGAATGTAGCAGCGAGTAGCCCCTTGTATGCCAAAGTAGTGTTCAACACCTCACTTGGTGCTGGTTTTTTCATTGTTCAAAACTACGGTGTATATCCCCCCTCTACGACAAACGGTTATTTGGGGATTCAAGTGTATCAAGACCACCAGACTTCAGCGTTGATGAACCCCGTCCAGTCTATCGTCTTTACTTCAACTATTTTACCGGTAGTTATGGAAAATGTAGGTCAGCCTTCTATCATCAACGGGACATCTACCAACCAACAGATTGCAGGGTCGTCTGCCAACATCTTTCCTATCGTCACTGACTTTATCGTCCCATTCTCGGCAACCAATCAGTATGTTCCCGACATCTCCTATGTGCCCTCGGGTGAGTATCGTTTAGTTGATTTGTACGGAGAGAGCCCGGCAAATCAAATTGATATTCAAGTCTATTGGAAAGACCAGTATGGTATTCTCCACCCTTTTCTACTGGGTAGTGGGTGCTCTGGAAGTCTTAAAGTGATGTTCAGACGAAAATCGTTCAACAACACTTTTGAGCAAGAGTGAGGATTAGTTTTTTACTAAAAAAGGGTAATCTACCGGAGGTCTGTCTGTCTGTCTGTCTGTCTGTCTTCTTTCCCTTTGGGAAAGCTTGCTCCGCAAGATGTCTATCTTGATTAGTTCTAAATTCTTGAAAGGTTATAAAGTTGTAATGGTTCTTTTATTTTACTACTATTCCTATGTGGCCCATACTTTGCCAGATGCCATATTTTATCTGGCATCTGGCAAAGTTATAAAGTTGTAGAGGAAGTAGTTTTTTAGTTAAAACTTTATAACTTTATAACTTTACACCCCTTTCAAGGAATAAAACCTCATCACATCTCGCTATGCGAGCTTTTCCGTAGGAAAAGAAGAAGAGAATCTCGCGTGCGGAGCAAGATTCGTTCGTTGGGAAAGAAAAGACGAAGAGTAAAAAATAAAATTTTTTTTATTGTGTAGTAATAAAAAGAAGATGTCAAGTGATTTTGTCAAGATTTTAGTCAAAGATGACCGTTTGAACGTCACTGATGCTGTTTCCTACGCCGTTCATAAGGGCGGACAGAATATGACTTCGGCACAGTTCAACGCTATCTCCCAGTCAGCCTCCTCGGTCACCTTCAACATTCAAGTTCCATCTGAACAGACTCTGATTGACCGTCGTGTGATGTGGCGTTCTACCGTTCTACTGAAACTAACAGTTGATGGTAATGCCCAGAACGCTGGTCAGTTGCCTATCAACTACGGTGTCACCGATGCTCTCGCTCCTTTCCCGCTTCATCAACTGGCTTCAGTGATGACTGCTACAATTAACAATAACAGCGTGAGCATTAACATTCGTGATGTGCTTCCTGCTATTCTCCGTTTCAATGACCGCCGAGAACTCCAGCGTTATAACGGTATGACCCCAGTGATGCCCGACCACACTGCTCAGTATTCAGATGCTGTGGGTGCTCTACTCAACTCCCTTGGCAACTGGGCAAACGCTGCCGACAATGACTTGTATGCTCGTGGTGCTTTCGTTCTGGACGGTATTTCTGCCGTGGCTGCCCCCTCTAATCTTCCTTCTCTTCCAAACCCTCTCGTCGCTCCCTCCCCACTGGTTGCTGGTCAATCTCAGGACATCTATATCCAATTCACTGTCACCGAGCCTCTATTGCTGTCTCCTTTCATCTTCTGCAACCCCAAGTCAAATAACCAAGCCTTTTACGGTGTCCAGAATATGAACTTTGTGTTTAACATTGGTGATGCGACTCGCGTCTGGCGTTCGGCTCTGTTTTCCCCCGGTGCTCTGCCTCCTCCCCAAGCCCCTCAGAATCCTCTGGGTCAGACTTTTATCAGCAATGCTTCTGTTGTCGCCTTTACCAACTCACAACTAATCTTCAACTTCCTCACTCCTCATCCTTCCGATTTGCTCCCAGCACGCAACTGTGTTCCTTACTATGAACTCCCTCGTTTCATTACCTCTAACTTGTCAGGCATTCCCGCTTGGACTCCTTCCCCAACCTCCCTTGCTCCCTCACGATACCAGATTAAGACCTCGTCTCTTCAACTCAATCAGATTCCAGACAAACTTATCCTTCAGGTTCGTAATCCTCTGTCTTCTACGAAATGGGGTCAGCCAGATGCTTTTCTGGGTATTGAGGGAGTCTCTATCAACTTTAACAACCAGTCTGGTATTTTGGCTTCTGCTACTCAGCAAGACCTCTACCGCTATTCCGTGGAGAATGGTTCAAATCAGTCGTGGCAGGAGTTCTCGGGTGTCGCATCGGTTCAAGACCCAGCCACCGGTTGCGGTAAGAAGATTCCGATGAGCGGTTCTCTCCTCATTCTGGAGTTCGGTAAGGATATCCAACTCACTGAGGATTACTATTCCGCCGGTTCGCTTGGAAACTTTAATCTTCAGGTCAATATGACTGTCTTTAATCAGTTTCCTTACGAAATTGCCCCAGAGATTGTGCTTATTACTATGAATAGTGGTCTATTTTGTAATGAACGAGGAACCTCCAGTACATACACTGGTATCCTCACCAAGCAAGATGTGCTTGAGGCTTCGGCTCAACAGGCTGTCTTCCAGTCATCCGTCAAGCGTATGGTTGGTGGTGGCTTTCTTGACTCTCTCAAGTCAGTGGCTGGTGCGGTTCTTCCTCACATCCTCAAACTGGGTAAAGACCAACTGGGTAAGATGGAACACCCCGTCGCCAAGGGTCTATCGGGTGCGTTGGGTGCTTTCGGCTACGGTCAGTCGGTAGGCTGCGGTTCAAGCGGTGGCGGTGCAAGCGGTGGCGGTGCTTCGGGTGGTCGTATGCGTCTCGCCGAGCGTTTGATGAAGTAGTTATAGCAAAAAAAGTTTTTTGTATTTTATTTTTTTATTGCGTAGTAATAAAAAGATGACAACCGTTCTAAGTTCTAAACTGTTTTCCGCTCAACTCCTTCTCGTAGCAGGTGCGGCTACAGCAACTGTAGTAAACCTCAACGGCTCTTCCCGACTCCTTTCTATTGAGCGTGTAATCGTTGGTGGTGGTGTAGTAGGCACTCCCGTTGCTCAAATCGTTCCACCCTCGGGTGTTGGTGCTGGTGCTGTATGGGAACTCAACGTGGCTTCCTCGAGTGCTACGGATGTAGGCACTTATGAGGTTGTTTGGTCAAACGGCTATATCCCATCTCAATACCTCGTTCAGGGTGGTGCTTTGGCGGGTGCTCAGTTTTCTCCGTAAAAAAAAATATCTTTATGTATAATAAAATGACAACCGTTCTCTCATCAAAAATCTACGCCGCTCAAATCAATCTTACAAGTGGTATCGGAGGTGGTCCATTCTTCCCCAATCTTAATGGGTCTTCCCGATTCTTGAGTGTTCGTAGAACCACTGCTGTAGGCACTCCGGGAACACCTACCGTCCAATTTAATCGTCCAAGTTTGAATGGCGGTTTTACCGCCATTTGGGGGATTGAAGTGTATTCCTCAAGCGCTCTTGACGATTCCTTCTACGATGTCCTTTGGGTAAATGACTATATCCCATCTCAATACCTCGTTCAGGGTGGTGATTTGGCGGGTGCTCAGTTTTCTCCGTAAAAGATATCGCTATCGTTACCGCTAAAGGTATCGCTCAAAACGATACCTTTATCACTATAGCGAAGCGTATACGCCCAACGAACGAAGGGAGTCCCTTCAAGGGCTATATATTCAAAATTAATTATTTGCTGATAATTAATTTTTTTATTGTCATATAATAAAATACGAGATGCCTTACGACAATCCTTATAACAGAAATATTGCCAACGAACTCGCCCAAGTCAATCACCGATATGCTAAACTATACGCCTATAGTCCCGTTGATGGTTCTGGTATGACTTCTTTTCCTACGGAAAAGCTTGCTGAGCAAGTTGGTGGTTCAAGCGGTGGTGTTCTTTTTCAAACAGCAAGTGCTTCTAAACGAGATGGCGAAGACAATATGTATAACGATGAGATGAAACTCCCCCCTCAGTATTACTACGGTGTAGATGCCGAGCCAATGATGGGTGGCTCGGGTTTTGCTGAAGGGACTTTCCGAGACACGGGTATCGGTCATCAAGATGGTGCTTCTTCTTTTCCTGCGGAAAAGCTCGCAATGCGAGATGATGCTTCTGGTGCTTATGAGAAGGGGATGGGTATGTCCGGTGGAAACAAGGACATTAGCGGTATGACCCAAGACCTCTTTGGTAGTGCTACTCCTCAACACTTTCGCCAACTCGGTCGTATGCTTGGACAGCATATGAAAGGACAAGGGATGAGTGGTGGTTCTGTTCTTTCCGATATCACTGAAGGTCTGAGTGATACTCTTGGACTCATCCCACGAATGTTAATGGGTGGTGCTATCCTTGGTAATCCAGACCCCTATCCTCGTGTAGGGGACTCTGAACGTATCGCTGGTCGTGGTAAGATTACCGCTTCCGAACGAAAAGCCCTCCAGTCTGTCTTGGCGAAACATCCAGAGATGACCGGTGCTGGATTCTGGGACGACTTTAAGAAAGGTTTCAATATGGTTATTTCTCCCATTGCTTCTGTCGTCAAAGCAATTGCTCCCGCTTTCGGACCGGAGGGGGTGGCAGCGAGTGCTGGTATTAGTGCTCTCGGCTACGGCAACGGCAAGAATCTTTCTTTTCCTACGGAAAAGCTCGCATTGCGAGATGCGGAGCAAGCTTTCCCTTTGGGAAAGAAGCGTGGTCGTCCAGTAGGGTCGGGTAAGAAGAAACTCGTCTCTGCGAATGGTGATTTGTTGGCTATGCCCTCTCCCGTTGCTCTTCCCAACGGTGTTCCTCCGACTGCTCAACTACGAGGGGCTTACGGTGGTGCGAAACCTTCTTTCCCAACGAACGAAGGGAGTCCCTTCAAGGGAAAGCTTGCTCCGCAAGATTCTTTGAAAGATTCTGTTATTAAGGCAGTAGAGAAGAAGCTTGCGAAGAAGATAAAGGGGGAGCAAGTTGATAGTGAAATGAAGGGTTGTGGTGATAAACGAAAGGTTCGTGCCGAACTCGTGAAACGTATTATGAAGGAGAAGGGGATGAAGATGGTGGAGGCCTCCTCTTATATCAAAGCCCATAATCTATATAAGCCATAAGACGCGATAGTGATATTCGTGAACGTCATAGTGATAGTTAGTAATAAATTTTTTATGTTGGGATATATAAAATGGCAAGCACACAAAATACTTTACGAACCCGCCAAAATATGGAGATTCTTGATGTATGGAAGAACTTGTCTTCACAAGTCAATGCTCTTACCAAACGACAAGTTGCCGTTTTTCCCGACACAGCAAAACCAAAAACACAACGTGATATGGAAGTAGAGGTAAATGTGGATAAGGCAGTAGAGTCCCTTAACAATGCCTTGGAGACTCGTCTCGGTAGTCTGGAGTTTGTGTTGAAGAATGACTCTCAACTACAAGTCTTCTCTGAAGCCCCTCCTATTAGACGTCGTATTCGTATAGAGGATTCAGATGGGAAAGCCCCATCAATGTATATGACAAAACAAGAGATTTTAGATGAATTCAAGAAACTCACCAAACAACTCAGTAGAGTTAAATCAGAAGGTAAGGTAGAAAGAGCGGCTCTTATTAAAAGAATAGAGGCTCTCCGTGGAGAGCAGAGGGATACTATCAAACTCCTCCCTTTCCAGAATTCTTATCAAGAAATAATCAATACTGGTTCTATCGTTTCCCTATGGAACTCTATCGTTCGTTATTATCAAAAGGTGGGTCTATCTCGTCAGAGTCAGGAGATGGTCAAAGTCAAAGTCCAAGACCTCGTTCCCAATCTGGAGGCTATCGTTTATGGCGTGAGTCAAGCGGTGGATGTCTTGTTTGCTAATAACAAATACAATGACAATGTGGGGCTCAAGATTCTGGAACTCTTACGCACTCAATCCGTCTATCAACTCATTAAGAGACAGGTGGATACCTCTGCCTTTGAAGTCATCTCTGTGTTTCCCTTGGATACCGCCTTTAAGAATATCTTTGCCGAACTCTCAGAAGAACGACGGGAACTACTGGGCGAACTCACGAATAAAGAGACTGGAAGTATTTCTACTCGTCCCATTCGTAGCATTCCCCATTTCCAGTCTGGTAATTTTGAAGAGCGTATGAAGGCTCTCTCCGATGAGATGGGTATTCATTTGGAAGATGTATCCCCATCTGTTCTTGAAAAATTACGCCAAATGAATCAGACTGACTTTGAGAGATATGCTGGACTTGCTCTCCAATCCATCCAAAAGACGAAAGGTTCTTTATCTGCCCGAGATGCTACGTTAGAGGGTGAAAGATTGAGACTTGTCAAAGAAATTGGTGGAGCAGACTACCGATTGAACACTACTATCCCTCGGGAGATTCAAGGAATGAATGAAATGATTCGGAGAATTGATGATGATGATTTGAAAGAGCCTCCAGCCGATGAACCTTTAATTGATGTAGGTAATGAACCGGAACCCCCTAATCCCGAAGACTATTTTGAGGCCGTCGGTGATGAGAAGGTGTGGAATGAAGAAATGGGTCCAGCTGATTTGGATGAGGCTATGATAAAATTTGAGGCTGATTTAGAAACATATCGTCAGAACGTAGAGAGGAACTATTCAATAACGCTCCAGAATCGTCTCAATCGCATTGCCAGACAGGACATAGACACTCAACAAGAAGAAAGAGCCAATCTCGTGCGTGAAGTCCAAGAACTGGAAGATGAAATACCACGCCTTGAAGAGTACCTCGCCCTATTGTTTGAAGAGGAAAGATTATACGACGATGACACGGCACTTTATTATGCGGAGGCTCTTGATGCTATAATTGACGTCTATGCTGGTACAAAACTACAGAAAACAAAAGGTAAGGGTCGTCATAGTGATATCGCTTACGCTCAACGGAGTAAGTCTCGTGGTCTTGCGGGTATGGGTAGTCATTACGGAGCAGAAGATGATTCCGAGTCTGATGGGGGTTCAGAGATTGATTCTGATGAGGAAGACCCTCTTGCCTTTGATGACCGCAGGAACGATTCTTACTACACTCGTCCTATCGTTTTGAGCGATAGCGATACCTTTAGCGGTAAAGCTATTCGTGAACGTTAATTGGTAAATAGCTTGGAGACTCACTCCGTTCGTTATCGTTTTGAGCGATAGCGATACCGCTAAAGGTATGTGTAATTTTATTATATTGCTGTATAATAAAATGAATGTCTTGGAACAGAAAGCACCTCTTCTCTACAAGGATGACCTCAAGAAGATTATCAAACTCCTCACTTACAAGACAAATAAATTAGAGCTTAAAGGAAGTGCCTCGCTCGCCTCTCAACAGTTTTTTTCTGATTACGACCTTTTTTGTGTGATTGAGAAACCCGACCAGAAAGATTTCGTCGCCTTTCTCCAAGGACTCTTAAAGAAGATTGATGATGCCGATGACTTGTGGTTTATTGAGTTGAAACTACAGACAAACGAACGAAGGAGTCCCTTCAAGACGGGTAAAAAGATTCGTGTCTTCCCACAACAGCCGCTAAAAGAGTCAGATGTAGAGAGGGTTTGGGATAAACTGGATATTGTAAAGGTTGATTTGATTGCTCGTATAGAGAATTATTTCGTAGAGGTCAGCGTTATTTATAGTTTTACTCCCGAAACTCCTACCAAGGAAGAATATATTAAATCTCTGGAAGGGGATATCAAAGACCTCCGTAAGGAAGGAAAATACTACAAAATTCTCAAGCGTCAGTTCAATATTTATAAAACACAAGGGCAGAAGAAAGAGTTGTTGCAACTTTCTAAAATCTTTAATGGAGAACTGGGAAGGGATTATCAACTCGTCAGCAATCTTGAAGCAATGGAAAAGGTTCTGGAATATCATCAAGAACCCTCGCTATTTAAAAAGATTATTGTGAATCTCAAAGACATCAAGTTATCGCTTACGCTCAACGGAGTAGGAGATGTCAAATCTGTAGAAGGACTACTTAAAGAAAAAAGCAAGGTTTTGAATGAGTCTGCGAAGAAATTGCTTTAAACCCTATTGCCGTCTTCTTTCCCAAAGAACGAAGGGAGTCCCTTCAAGGGAAATCTTGCTCCGCAAGATGTTGGCAATTCGTCGGTTTTGGATGCTTTGAGTTCGTGATAGTGTAGTCTGGCACGGTTGATTATCTTTTCCTTATTGGCTTGGTAATAGGTCTTGTGATAGTTGCGGAGATATTCGGGATTGTAGGAGACCGGAGGGTCTGCTTGTTCCTTCTTTTTATGGGTATTGTAGAAGCGTCGCTGGGATTCTCGTAGTTGTTGTTTGCGACGTTCACGCTTCTCTTCAGGAGAGATTTTCACTTTATGGGTTGCTTCTGCAGACATCTTTATTATATATAAGGATTATCTTTTAAGTTAATAATTCGCATCTGGATGTCATCTGGATGTCATCTGTGATGAGGTTTTATTCCTTGAAAGGTTGAAAGGTTATAAAGTTATAAAGTTATAACTAAAAAACTACTTCCTCTACAACTTTATAACTTTGCCATATGCCAGATAAAATATGGCATCTGGCAAAGTTTGGGCCACATAGGAATAGTAGTAAAATAAAAGAACCATTACAACTTTATAACCTTTCAAGAATTTATAACTAATCAAGATAGACAGACCTACCTCGGTAGATTACCCTTTTTTTAGTAAAAAACTAATCCTCACAAATAAAAATGATTTTTTTGAAATAAAAATGAATTCGTTTTATAACTTAAAAGAATAATCTATAGTATAAGTAAAAAACAATGTCTGCCCCCCCCGCAACGAAATTCGCCACCGCCAAGAATCTCTCCGATCTCTCCGATGTTTCCAATCTCCCCGACGAGAAGGAAGAGCAAGTCAATCAACCACAAGGTGCTACGGAGTGCCGTGAAGAGGTTGATATGAAGGCTCTTGCCAAAATCCTCCATAACTGGGATAGCGTTTGGGAACAGTTGGGCAAGGAGTTGTTGTTGTGGGATATGAAAAAGAGCGAATATGTCGCCAACAAAGATAAGGAATCTGCCAGAACCTACATCAATAATGTCTATCACAACAAGAAGACCTCACCCACAGTCCGTTACACCTTCTCGGGAAAACTCAAGTCGGGTCGTCGCTACTCCGTGGAGAACAGTCTTCAAGGTATGAGTAGAAAAATACGACACACCATCGCCAAGAATATCTACCACGACGTTGATATGAAGAACGCACAACCAACCTTTCTCCGTCATCTATGTAAGAAAATTGGCTTTCACCACCCCGTTCTGGACGCCTACTGCGAGAACCGTGATGCCTATCTGGAGAAATGGGTTGGTACTTTTGTTGTCAGTGGCAAAAATGAAACAATCCTCCAGACCAAAGATGATGCCAAAAAGTTCTTCCTTGCCATTACCAACGGTGGAAAGCAGCACTGTAATACCGACAACGAAGACTTTACCCAATACTATAATCAACACCAAGAACTCTTGGAAATGGTCTGGAAACATCCCGATTTCAAAGTTTATCGCAAACGAGCCGAAAACTCGGTGGAAACGAAGAAGAAGGACTTTGAAAAAGCACAGAAGCGTGGTGACTTTCCAGAGTGGTATACATTCTGGGACAATCGCAAAGGGTCTTGTCTAAACTTCTATATGTCAGATGTAGAGAATGTGGCTCTCGTTCATATGGAACATCAATGCCGAATCCTCGGTGTAGAGTATGGGTCATTAGCCTTTGACGGTATTATGGTCTATCAATATTCCATTCATCAAAAAAATATGCAAGTGGAAGACCTCCTATCTCAACTGGAAGCCTATCTACTGACAAAAATGGGATTTGTCATCAAACTCTCTTGTAAGCCGATGGAAGAACGACTTGACCTCACCTCACTCCAAGACCCTCCCGAAGAAACGACAATTCCCAAAGGGAAAGAACTCATCGCAACAGATGAAGGCTACGCTCACTATCTCCTAAAAGCACTGGAGGGCAACTATCTCTACAACCACACCAAGGAGGTGATGCTCTTCTATGACGACGAAACGGCTCTCTGGTCGGAACACAAATCCCGCCATCTGATGACCTTTATCTCTAGAATCCTCTCTCCCCTCATCAACACCCTTGAAATCAAAGAAAAGGACTGGAGGCATTGCCTCCCATTTTGTAAGTCAAAAGAATATCCAGAAGACATTAAGAAAAAAGCCATTGACTCCTTTCGTATTAAACAACTGGACTTTGTTAGCTCCACGGCGGGACACATTCGTATCGTCAAGATGTGTGAACCACTGATTGAAAAACGCAAGGACGATGACTTTATCAGAGAACATTTTGACCGTAAGAAGGGTTTCTTCCCTATTGCCAACAAATCCGTTATCCAACTCTCCACGGGTACGATAAGTGAAAGACGAAAAGAGGACTACTTCACCAAGACCACTGAACGACGCATCGTCCATATTTCTCCCGAGAACCGAGCCTTCATTCTCAACTACTTTGAGGAAGTCCTCTCTCGTCCCAACCAACGAGAAGAATCTCGCAATGCGAGCTTTTCCGTAGGAAAAGAAGAAGCCAAGCTATCAGAAGAATCTTGCGGAGCAAGCTTTTCCGCAGGAAAAGAAGAACAGAAAGCCGAACGCACTCGTATGGAATTATACCGAGATTGCCTCCTCTTCACTTGTGCCTATATGATTACTGGTGAGAACCATCTCAAAAAGTTCATCAACTTCATCGGCAAAGCAGATGGCGGAAAATCAGTCTTCCTGCTTCTCCTTCAAGATATTCTTGGAGAGTTCTCGTGTCAAGCCAATAAGCGTATCTTTGTCGTGGGTAAAAGTGAGTCTAATCACGACACTGAGATGTTCTCTCTTCTTGGAAAGAGATTGGCGGGTCTTTCTGAAGCCACTGGCAACCAAAAGTTCAACGAAGAACTCATCAAGAAAATATCGGGTGGCGACATAGTAGGCATCCGTCGTGCTTGTGGTACTCACACAGTGGAAGCCTATTTTGATACAATCCTCCTCCTTGTCACCAATAATGTATGTCAGTTCAACGACCCCGCCTTTATGAGTCGTCTAATGTGTTTCAACTTCTGTAATGTATTCAAGAAAGATGCCTCCGTCCCTCTCAAACTCAAGTCCCTCAAGGACGAGTTCTTTACTGTCCTCTGTGAATATGCCAAGAAGTTCTATGACAATGGCAAGACTTTCCCTATCGCCCCAGAGGTAGAACAATACACCAGTCAGATTTGCGAGGAACAAGATACCATCAAGATGTGGTTGGAAACCGAGAATATCTACGAAGAAGGAAAGGAAGACGATATATGCGAAAGACCACAAGTATTTAACGACTATTGTTCCTATATGTCGGGAACAAAGCGTGAGCGACTTGGTAAGATGGAGTTCTATGAAAAGTTTGAGGAACGCTTCAATCTACAACCTGCCAAACCCATCAAGCGGAAGGGTAGAACCTTTAATGCCTATAAGTGCCTCAAGAGATTAATTCAAGATGGTGAGGTTGTGTATGAAGAGAGTAATTCAAGATGGTGATGTTGTGTATGAAGAGAGTAATTCAAGATGGTGATGTTGTGTATGAATAAAGTAAAAAAGTAAAAGGTATAGCATCTATAATATAAGTTCCAAATAGGAACTTATATTTTTCTAAAGGGCAATTCTAGATATAAAAAATAACTGAATTATATAAATTTTATATATATTCTATAATATAAATGGATCCGCAAGATTCTTTCCCTTTGGGAAAGCTTTCTCCGCAAGATGAAATTTTAATTGAATTAAACGGTATTAAATTTCCCCGTACAAAGAGTCGTAAAAATATATCATCAAAATGGATAGAGGCTTTTTGTTTGGGTGATGTTAATTATAGAGGACAGGCTGCTGTCGATTATAAGATAAGAGGTCCTTCAAAATATAATATAAGATATCCAGAATTATTTAAAAAACTACAAGATTTTGCGATACAAGAGAATATAAATTATACCACAATACAGATTAATAAAAATATAAAATCGCCCCCACACATAGATAAGAATAATGTTGGATTATCTTATATTATTTCGTTGGGTGATTTTACAGGTGGAGAATTAATAATTGAAGGAAAGAGTTTTGACATACATAAACGTTTAATTAAATTTGATGGAAACAAAGGACATTGGACAGTTGATTTTATAGGAACAAGATATAGTATTATTTATTTTACACATACATTTAAACCGCCTTGCAGTTCAAAAAGAAATATTATTATTACAGAAGAAGGTGCGTTTAAAAAAGGAATATTAGTTAGAAGATATGTTTAACTAAATAATAACTGGATAAGTTTAACTAATAAAAATGAATATCGTTTTGAGCGATAGCGATACAATGAATTATAATTTAAAAAACAATTCTTGATAAGATAATAAATGGCTATATACGGAGGAGGAAAAGCAAAAATAGGACATCATATATATGATGTTATTAATAAAGAACTCGAATCTTTGGTCGATAAGGGCTATAAAGAATATAGAATATATATAGAACCATTTTGTGGAATGTTAGGAATTGCTCATCACTTTATAAAAAATGAAAAATTCAATAAATATATTTTATCTGATAAGAATAATAATATTATATTAATGTGGAATAAATTAAAGAAGGGAAATTGGATTCTTCCAGCTCCTTGTAATAAAGAAGAATATAAAATATTGAAGAATTCAAAAAAAGAAACTGCCCTAAAAGGATATTATGGAGTTTCTTGTGCTTATTATGGAATATTTCAAGCAGGGTACAAAGTTAATATAAGATCACGCGATAAAACACAGAAATTAGGAGAACTATTAAATAAATATAATTCAACGAACGAAGGGAGTCCCTTCAAGGTAAAGATAGTTTGTAAATCATACGATTCGTATAATCCTAAAGGAATGGTAATTTATTGTGATCCCCCATATAAAAACACTGGTATAGGAAATTTATATTTTAAAGACTTTGATACTGATAAATTTTGGAATATAATGAGACAGTGGTCAGAGGATAATTTAGTTTTTATATCTGAATACGAAGCTCCTGACGATTTTGAATGCATATGGGAAAAGAATATAAATTCAATATTCAATGGAAATATGAAAACAAAAACAGAAAAATTATTTAGATATAAAAAATAACTGTCTATCTTGATTAGTTCTAAATTCTTGTAAAGTTATAAAGTTGTAATGGTTTCTTTATTTTACTACTATTCACGTGTGGCCCAACCTTTGCCAGATGCCAGATAAAATATGGCATATGGCAAAGTTCCAAAAGTGTTAGAGGAAGTAGTTTTTAGTTAAATCCTTTACAACTTTACACCCTTTCATCTTGCTCCGCATCTCGCTCTGCGAGCTTTTCCGTAGGAAAAGAAAGGGAAAGAAGCGTAAGATAAATTAACATTTTACTGAATTATCTGCGTCACCATCTTGTCAAAGTTCATACCAAACTCTTTACTCTTTCGCTCACAGAACTTGTGAAACTCATTGAGGTTTAAACCCTCCTTCATCTTTAACGTTCTCAAGACACACCATCGTCCACAATTAGCAATGTCTTGACCCTCTCGTTGATACTTGATTTTGTTATATACGACTTCATCAGAACATTCGTCAAAGAACTGATGTAGAGTAGCCATCCCCGCTCCTAACATATCTCTTTTCTCTTTTGAAGTCCAAGTCAAAGGGGCATCCACATACCCACCATACGAGTCAAAGTATTCAGCGACCCCTTCGTCGGGTCGTGAGACAACAATCCAATGACCGCTATTGGGACTGTCCTCGTAGAGAATGATACAGAACGACTTTACGTCAGGGAGGAGATTATGTAATGAACCATACTCGTCTATTTCACTATACTTGAGGATTAAAGCGTGAGGGAGGTATTCTCTTATATCAGCGTCGCTTAGCGGAGTCGCTAACTCCTCTTTCATTTTTGCCACTGACAACATTTCTTTATTAATAACGAGATTTTATTATCTGTTGTATAATAAAGCCATTATGACGACTTGGAACACCAATTTGATTCTCAATAACCTTATAGCAACCGGCTTAACCAACCCTCTCAATGCGAATGTCGTAGGCAACGGGAATTATATTGCTGGGTGTGATGCTCCTCCCTTTGGCACTTCGGCAATCGTGTGTA